ACCATCTGCGTACCCTTCACAGAGCATTTCCGGCGCTCGCCTTTCTCGACTGTGATGCCGGTGATATCGGCCAATCGTCTAGAACTTTCATGCTGGCCTAAAGCCGTCAACGCGCCCAGCTCCGCAGCAGTCTTGCCGGGGCATAGCTTCACCATCCTGCCGACTCTCTGCTGATGGTTGAAACGCGTTCCCGCCTGGTTGATCATCTCCTCTGCTATTCTTGAGGTGTCGGGATCGTGCTTGTGGCTTACTGGGATTTCAACTTGCATGAACGTGTCTCCATGTCTCGTAACGAATTACTTTCTCAATAGTCCGCTGGTGAACCTCGAATTTTTCAGCTAACCCTTTGGCGCTGAATTGACTATTAAGCCTCTGTATTTCGGCTTGCTTGAATTCGTGCGCCTCGCGAATTATGCGAACATCATCTGCCGTTAGCTTTCTGGTGGCGTTCCTGTTCCCGATGCTGTTCGCGTTCATTCTGCGATCCTCATGGCTGCGTAGTGAATCCTCGCGTTAAACCACCTGCGAATAACATAACTCCGCGCCAGGCTAATCAGCGTAAACCATGCCCCTATCCATAGGTTTGTTTGCAGGTCGACGTGAATACCGAAGAACGGAAACAATACAATCTGAGATATCAGCGCGACGAAATACCCAATCAGAATATTTATTCCCGATTCGATCAATGATCCTAGCCGGCTTTGCATGATATCCACTCCGGCACAATCATTGACTGTTCAGGACAGTAGTCTGTCTTATCCATCGTCACACCGAATATGCTCTGATGTGTTAGATCGCGCATGTGGCCCATCATTGCGCCCATCATTTCATCGTGCTGCTTGTCTTTTCGCTTGATGTTCGCGACTACCGCGCCTTCAGTGTCAGCCGATACGATGTGAACCGTTACACTGGATTTCTGACCATACCGCCACTGTCGCCTGACCGCTTGGTAGAATGATTCCCATGAGTCAGAAAGCCCGACGAATATACAATCGCTGGTGTTTTGCCAGTTCATCCCGAAGCCTGCTATTTTCGGTTTCGTGATTAACTTCTTCACATCGCCGCTCGCAAAACCCAGGAGCGCAGCAGTCTTATGCTTGTCAGTATCGCTGCCACGAATCTCAACAGAGTCACTAACCATCGACGCCAACAAATCAGCCTCAGCATTTAGATGACACCAGATAACACAACTATCTAACCTGTTAGCAATCGCCGCGGCCTGGGCGCATCGAGACTCAACCGAATCTTTGCGCGCCCTATTCCTGTCCAGTAATGATTGCGCTGGCTCAACAAACAAACAATCAGTCGGCGTTGTTTCAATAATATGTTCACTGTACTGGATAGATGGAAGATCATAGTCCGAACCATCAAACCCCAAATCAGCAGGCGACTGAATAAAAATAGCCCACGTTGATAACCACTCCCAAAAGCGAGATTTACCGTGTCCCTTTAGCCGCCACTTTGAGGTATCACTACCGTCATGGATAAAATACATTGCGAGCATTTCAACCTGGCTCATAACGCCTAAAAATTCAGACTGCGTTCCCAGTTCCATAAAATCATTCGGGCTTGGCGTTGCCGTGCAACTTAGTTTATAAGGCGTCCCCGCAAATACTTTTGTAATCTGCTTTCTGATCTTCCCCTGCATCCCCTTGAGTATTGACGATTCATCAAGAACGACTCCGCTGAATATCTCAGTATCGAAATGGTCTAGTTTTTCGTAGTTGCTGATGTATATCCCTGGTTCGGTAATCTCTGAATCATTAGCCACTACCGTAGCGGATAATCCAAACTTAACAGCCTCGCGCTCTGTCTGGTGCGATACCGCTAAGGGCGCGAGAATTAAAACGTATCCATCGGTATGACTGCATACTTGATCGGCCCATACAAGCTGGCACAGAGTCTTACCTAATCCCGTATCAAGAAAGAGCGCGGACCTACCACGTCGACATGCCCACGATATACAAGCATCTTCATGCGGTAGCAGATTGTCAGGGTATAGATCAGTAATCGGTTCAAACCCTGCGCCAATAGAATGTATTTTTTTGTCAGATAGAAAATCAGAGTAAATCAAAACAGTTCCTCCTGCACCTTGCTGGCTTGCGCCATATTCCGACAAGCTAAATCAAAGTAACTCGCTTTCAGTTCGGCCCCGATGAACTTACGGCCAAGCTGGACCGATACATAGCCCTCACTCGCGATTCCCATAAACGGCGACCAAACAACATCCCCCGGCATAGTCCATAGCTGCAAGGCGCGCTCGATCACATCAAGCTGTAGTGGGCATATATGTCGCTCGTCATCACTAGCCCGAGCCGCCCGAAACTGTAGCGTATTAGTTTGGCGTATATCGGTCCAGACTGGCGAAGCATACCTCTGCCAAATATCGATTGGCGTAGCATTTGAATTGGCCTCGACGTATGCCGTGCGGTTGTCGTCGTATTTAACCTCTCTGAAATTCGCTGGGACGTCTTCGCCTACAAAGTGATTTAACGGGCCTTCGACTGGTTTCAAGTTCTCGCCGGGCTTCCGCATCACCACTAAATAATCAGGTATTCCCTGGCGAGACATGCAAGAGTCTTTTTTAAGCTGCTTATGCAACAGCCCGAGTGCTTTTGTTCTCTGCATTGCCACGACTGGATCTTTCCAAATGCAAACCTCTGAATGATAGTAAAAACCAACATCCTGATAGGCTCGGATAATCTCGCCTCGGAAATCCCTAACGCCGATGTGTCCATGATTAGTTTTTGACGTGGGCAGGTTCATACAGTGAATAGCTACCAGTCGCCCCGGCTCCATTGCTCTGAATTGCTCACGGATCAAAAACTTATAATGGTCCCAAAACTCACCCGATGACTTGCTGTTACCCATATCCCTATCCGAGTTGCTATAGGTATACAGCGTTTCAAATGGCGGGCTGAATATCGAAAACCCAATAGAGTTGTCAGGAATGCCTGCGGCCACATCGACCGTATCTGCGTGATAAATCGAATAGTCATCAGTTATTACCTGATCTATTACTTGCTGGTCTATTGCTACATTACTCACTTCGCCCGCTCCTTTATGGTTTCGTTTGTTTGATTTATCAGCGCCAGGTGGGTCTGCAAAACTTTCCTGTCTTCTGGTTTTACCCAACAGCGGAACTCTACAAGACCCTCCGCTTTGCGCTTGATTCTCAGCAGTCGGTTGTATTCGGTGTTCGGTATTTTCACGTTTACCAAACACCAAACCAAATTCCCGTTCCGTGAATCATACCGATCGGCGCGAAGATAGCGCCCGCAATAAGGAAGCCCCACGACGAAGTAGATAGGCATACAATAATATGGGTAAGCCAAGCGGCAATAGCCCATACGATAAACGCCAGCCCGATAAGAACTCCTGCATCTGATGCGCCTTTTTCATGTTTCATCCCCGTCTCCAAAATTCAATTGTTGAAAAATAATACTAATCGATTCACGCGTGTATTTATAGAGCCAGTTTAAATAATCTATGGTGCCAGTGTTTATTTAATCATCCCCATGCGCCGAAGCTCGGCAAAGGCGTCATTAGCGATTTTCTCATCGCCCCATGGTCTAGGGAGAGATACAAATTCGGGCAGCGATGGTTCTTTACCGATTCGGCACAACTCCAGGAACTGACCAACAGTAGGAGGCCAATTTGGATACTCACGAGGCAGCCTATCTAATGCCTTCTTGATATCCTCAACAGGATCCTTTCGTAAATGGTGGCTCCAAACCTTCTGCATGTCCTCCAACATCTGCTCGTCAATAATCAAACTAGTCCACTTCTGACCATAGATAGCGGTCAGCACAGCAAAGATTCGATCAAGTATCGGTGTTGCTAGTTTCGATTCTGGTTCTGAGCATTCGGACGACTCCAGCGTGGTGAGATTCTGCGGGTCGATTAGTTGGTTGATTTTTTTCATAGCTTTTCTCGGGGAATAATCCAGCCCACCGGCTTTGGATTGATTTGTCGATAATTGCGGCTTGCTGGTCAAAGGTGAATTCTTTGATCACGTTCATGGCTTTTGTTCTGGCTAGGTCTGACAAAGGTTTACGCATTTGTTTGCGATGGTCTTCAAATTCTTTCCATGACGTAGGATTGATATCCTGCGGAATGTTTAGTGGTTTATGGTTAGTGGTTAATGGTTTATGGTTAGCATTGCCATCGCATTCCGTTCGCAATGCGTTCGCATCATCAGAAACAGCGTCCCACCTAGCTTTCGCTGATTTGACTGCCTTTTGAGATTTCTCGTGATACAGGTCGATATCGTTTGAGATTCGCTTGTGCGTCCAACCTTTCGTTTCTTTGGCTCTGGAAAAGTCCCTAATAAAGAACTCATTTAATACGACCGCAATGCTATCGCTATGCGAACGCATATCAATTAATCGGGCTACTTCGTTGGGTGTTGGGGGTAATGGTTTTTCGTGAAGATACAGCCAGTCGATCATGCGTCTGTAAGCAATGTCCTCGATAGGGTCAAGATGCGAGGTATGGCTTTTATAGTCGCCTATATTAAATTTGTAGTAGTGCATAATTCTTCGTCCAGCAGTTCCGTCCTAAAAAGAAGCGCGGCAACCCTGGACGAAGGGCGGGCTGTCCTTGAGTAATTAGTTCAAGTAAGCCGCGCTTTTATTATACTAAATTACCCACCTTAGTTAAACAATATCTTTGGTGACAATTAACCCTTGACCTCACAGAATATAGGGGTATAAAGGCGGCATAGCTAAAGACTGGATACAGTTTGATGCGGAAGCCGCTGGCATCGGTAACGATCACCCGATGTTTCGTCAGCGGCTTTTTTATTGGGCCAGTTATATTGGTTTGGTTCGCATTAAATCTTCTCGGCGAG